CCAGACCATGGTATGCGGCAGCAGCTTCATCGTGGTGGATTTTCCGCGGGCTGGTCCGGAGGGAACCCCCGCCCTGCTGACGCGCGCGGAAGAGGACGCTTCGGGACGGTCGCGCGCCTACCTGGTGGACTACGGGCCGGACGAGGTCATCAACTGGAACTACGACCCGACGGGCGGGCTGGAGTGGGCGGTGATCCGCACGTCCTGCCTGCAACAATCCACGGTCGCGGATTCGAAGTGGGAACGGGAGACGCGCTGGATCTACTACGACCGCGAGAACTACCTGATGTACCGCCAGGCGGGCGATTCGAGCCCCATCGAGCTGATGGACCAGGGGCGGCATGGCCTGGCGTCGCTGCGGCGCGTGCCCATGTTCCAGATGAAGGTGTCGGAGGGGCTGTGGCTGCTGAACAATGCCGCGCTTTTGCAACTGGAACACTTCAATAAGTCCAACGCGCTTTCCTGGGCGCTGACCATGGGACTGTTCGCCACTCCGGTGGTCTATTCGGACCGGGAGTTCAAGCAGATCGTCGGGGAATCCTATTACATCCAACTCGGGAAGGATGACCGGTTCGGATGGACGGAACCGGACGGCAAGGTCTACCAGATCGCGGCCGACAACCTGAACCAGTTGAAGGACGAAATCTACCGCGTCTGTTACCTGATGATCCAGGCCGGATCGTCGAGTGGCGGAGGCCGGCAGTCCGGACTAAGCAAGCAGTTGGACTTCAACACCACGCAGGAGGTGCTGCGCGGGTACGGCGATGTCGTGAAAAACACCATGAAGCAGGTATTGTGGGCCATCGCGGCCGCGCGGCAGGACGGGATTTCGATCGGCGTCTCGGGGCTGGACGAGTTCGACATCGACGATCTCAGCACGGAGCTGGACGACGCCAAGAAACTGCTGGATCTGGGGATCGGCTCGGAGACGTTGAAGAAGCAGGTCTTCAAGAAGCTGGCCTTCAAGTACCTGAGCGATGCGCGGCAGGAAGTCAAGAACCAGGTGGCGGAAGAAATCGACCGGATGAAATACACGGAGTAATTTTCTTAGGAGGCATATGGAAGGCATCGACGTTCAAGCGATCGTGCGGCAGGCGATCGAGGAGTTCGCGACCAACGAACAGTCCAAGAATGAACCGGCTTACAAGGCGGAACTGCAGGAGGAGCGCAAGCGCAGGGAGCAACTGGAGCGCAGGCTGAACGAGTTGGTGGCGGAGAACAAACGCAGCCGCCAGATGGCCGCGGAAGCGGAGCGAAGCTCGGCCGTGAGAGCCGAATTGCAGCGGCTGGGCGTGGCGAAGATCGACATTGCGTTCAAGGCGGTGCAGGACGGGATCGTGCGAACCGAGGACGGGCGTCTGGTGGCCCGGACCGACGCCGGCGAAACGCCGTTGAAGGAGCACCTGGCGGCGTTCGTGAATGAGAATCCGGAGTTTCTGCCGGCTCGCATTGCGGGCGGAACGGGGATGACCGCGACCTTCAAAGCGCCGTCCACGGGCAGAGAAACGGTGAGCATCGAACAGATCCGCCCGGGCATGAGCGCGGAAGAGATGCAACGGGTACGAGAGGAAATCGTGCGCGTGGCGTCGCAGACCCTTCGGGGCCTGTAGTAACACCCGGCCAGAATCACAGCGGGCCGGCAACAACAATCAAGTCAAGGAGAACGAATGGCAGCTATTACCTCAACTAACGTCGCAAGCGCGATTGTCAAGCTGGTGGCGGCGGACGCATTGCCGGTGCTGGTCGGGAACCTCGTCATGGGGAACCTGGTGAATCGCGACTACGAGCCGGTGCTGGCAAATGCCGGCGACACAGTAAACGTACCGATACCCCCGACGATGGTGGCGAACAACATTCTCGAAGGCTACGCGGTGCAGACACAAAACCCCAGTCTGGGAAACGCGCAGATCGTGCTCAATACGCACGTGGAAGCGACTTTCCAGATTCCGGACGTGACCAAGGTGCTGGCGGTTCCCGACCTGCTGAAGATCTACATGCAGCCGTCGGTAGCCGCCATCGCCCAGAGAATCGAGACCGATCTTCTGAGCCTGTACGCCGGTTTCTCCACCACGGTGGGAACGGCAGCGACGCCGATCACGGAAGCCGTCATCGACGCGGCGGAGACAGCGCTTTTCTTGCAGAGAGTTCCGCCTCAAGAGCAGAAGTTCATTGTGGTGGACGCGGCGACCTATTCGACCTGGCGGCAGATTCCGCGTTTCAGCGAGTTCCAGACCGCTGGCGACGCGGGCCTTCACGCGATTGTCGAAGGCACCATCGGGAAGGTCAAAGACTTCTTTGTCTTCCGTTCGCAGTTCGTGCAGAAGACGGGCACCACCACGGTGACCACCCACAACATGGCGTTCACCAAGGACGCCCTCGGCCTGGTGATCCGGCGGCTGCCGCAGCCGCTGCCCGGGACCGGCGCCATCGCGGAGTACGCGGAGTTGGGCAACTTCGGGATGCGCGTGGTGATGAGCTACCAGCCGAACACGCTGGCGCAGCAGTTCACGGTGGACGTGCTGTACGGCTGTGGCGTGCTGCGCGGCACCTCGGGCGTGCAGGTTAACACGTAGGACGGACGTGGCGCGGACTCTCAGTCTGCCGCGTCCCGATGAGTCGGGACGCGGCAGGCAAAAGTGCCTGCGCCACGGCTTCATTCAGGAGGAATCGATGGATCTGAAGCTGTATTACCAGAAAATTCGCGACATGGAATCGAAGATTACGGAAGCGTTTCCGGTCGTGGTGAGCGTGGAAACGCCGGACGGCGGCAAGGCGGGGGTTCTGACGGAAGTGACGCCCGGAATCGCCGCCAAGATGCTGGTCGAAGGCGCGGCGCGCCTGGCTACCGCCCAGGAAGCGAAGGCGTTCCGGGCGGGGCAAGCGGAAGCCAAGCGAGCGGCCGACGAGGCGGCGGCGGCGGCCAAGGTGCAGTTCACAGTGGTGTCGACCACGGAATTGAACAAGCTGAAAAGTGCCCCGGGACCCTCCCAGGACTAGGTGATCGAACATGGCACTGTTCACAGACGGTCCCGCTGCGTCGATGGAAGACCTGACGGCGCAGGATTCGCAGCTTCTCGACGTGGCCAGCGTCGAGGGAATCGACGTGGCCCAGAAACTGGCTCTGGCGCAGGACGAACTCGCCCTGGAGCTGGACGCGCTCTTGACCAGGCTAAGCTACGTGGACCAGTTGTTCTGGCTGGCGCCCCAGCCGGGCCTCGGCAGCGTAGTGGTAACGCCGGCGTTGAAGTTGTGGCACACCTTTCGCAGCTTGGAAATGGTCTACAGCGATGCGTACAACAACCAGTTGAACGACCGCTACGCCGGCAAGCGCGACCAGTTCCACGTGAGGGCGAAGTGGGCGTACGAAACGCTGGTTGCGGCCGGAATCGGCGTAGCGTCGGTCCCCGTGCCGCAGGCGGCCACGCCGGCGGTTACGGCAGCGGCGGCCCCGGCGCCGGGCACCCCGCTGCCGGTCGGAACTTACTACGTGACCGTGGCTTGGGTCAACGCGGGGGGCCAAGACGGGGCGAGCGCCATACCGGCCACCATCGCAACCACGGGGGGCTCGCTGCTGGTCCAGCCGGCAGACGCTCCGCCAAGAACCGCGGCGGGGTGGAACGTCTATGTGGGCACCGGTCCCGATTCGATGGCGCTGCAAAACGGATCGCCCATCGCCATCGGGGAGACGTGGCTGCAGCCGGCGCCCCTGGTGGCGGGGCGGCCTCCGGGAACGGGGCAACTTCCCAGTTATCTGAAGCCGGTTCCACGGATGATCCAGAGGGGCTGATGACGGCAAAGATCGGAAGCGCAACAACGGCCCAAGTGATGCAACTGATCACGGGCGCCAGCGGCTTGAATTCGAGCCTGGCCGCGCTCACGCAAGCGGACCAGGCACTGGCCGGTCCGCTGGACCTGGCGCAAGTACGCGCGCAGAACGTGGCAGCGGACTTGGCCGAACGCAGCAGCACGGTGAAGTACCCGATGGTGAACGTGTACTGCGAGAAGGTGAAGAACCAATTGACGGAGAAGTTTCGGACATTCTCCGGCACGGCCCAGATGACCATCGAGGTTCGACACTCCCAGGACCGGCTGGAGGGGCTCCAGGACAGTTTGCAGCTCTACACGGACGCCGCGACGCAGGTGCTGGCCGCGAACCGCGGCGATTGGGGCAATGGGATGTTTTACGCGGGCGGCTACGAAGCGTCTTTCGGAGCCGTCAAGCAAGGCGGAAAGAATTTCATCCAGGTGGCCAAGGTCACCTTCGAGATTGGAGTGAGTGTTAGCTAGTATGTCATATATTTCATCTAACGCAAACCGGTTCTACACGGCGCTGGAAGCGAGCTACGGCCAGGTGGGCGAGATCACATCCGGCAACCGGATTCCGGCTCTGAAGCTGACGGTGCAGCAGAAACTCGCGACGGCGCAGCGGAAGGACAAGACGGGCAGCCGGACGTTTCCGGGCCAGCCGCCGGGCGGCCGGCTGCAAACGAATTTCGAGTTGCAGACATACATGACGAGCTGGCAGCAAGCGGCGGGAAACCCGGGATATGGCCCGCTGTTTCAGGCGGCCCTCGGGGGCGCGCCGCTGCAGTTCGCCGGCGGGAGCGCGGCCTCTAGCACGGCTGCGGGAAGGCTGGGGTTCGCCGCGCCGCACGGGCTGCGCGCGGGGCAGGCGGTTTCATGCGCGGGGGAGATCCGGTTCGTGGCCGCGATCGTGGACGCGAGCACGGTGCAACTGAACGCGCCGTTTACCGTGCTGCCCGGGACCGGCGCGGCCATAGGCGCTGCGGTCACCTACGTGCCCGCGACGGAGCTGCCGAGCGCCAGCGTATTCGACTACTGGGACCCGGCGACGACGGTGCAGAGGCTGCTGTGCGGGGCGGCCGTCGACCAGATGGAAATCCAGGTGAACGGCGATTTCCACGAGTTCCACTTCAGCGGCCTGGCGCAGGACGTGCTCGATAGCAGCAGCTTCTCCTCGGCCAACGTCGGCGAGCTTCAAAGCTTCCCGGCGGAGCCGGCGTTGGCTGCCTTCGACTATTCGATTGTGCCGGGGAACATGGGCCAGGCGTGGCTGGGAACAACGCCCGCACAGTTCCTCACCATCACCAGCGCATCCATCGTTCTCAAGAACCAACTGGACACGCGGTCCAGAGAGTTCGGCTCGAACCTGCCGCGCGCCATTTCTCCCGGCCAGCGGTCCGTGACGGCGGCGTTTGAACTTTTCAGCCAGGACGACGACGCCACCAAGGGACTCTACCAGGCAGCCAGGCAGCAATCGCCGATCACGGTCATGTTTCAGTTGGGCGTTGCCCAGGGACAGGTGATGGGCGTGTACCTGCAGAGCGTGATCCCCGAGGTGCCGGAGTTCGACGACGGCCAGAACCGGCTGCAATGGAAGTTCCGGCAATCGCGCGCGCAGGGCACAGTGAACGACGAAATCGCGGTGGCGTTCGGATAATCATGACCTACGAAAGCGTAAGGACAGTGGAATCGCGGATCGCGCGCGGGGTGATTTTCACGCTGGCGAAGATCTCGTTTGGGCGCCGCGTGGAGCTGATGCGCCGGGTGCGAGAGCTGGCCGGGCGAATGGAGTTCCTGGAGGCCGGCCAGGCGCCGGGCGACAAGATGGACG